CGTTTGGTGGAACACAGTCGTGGTTGATGGTTGTGCTTATGGCCAATGATTCTGGTGAACATCCTTATGCTCCATTTCAGGTAGCACTATTAGGATGGCCTATTACAATTCTATGTGATATAATCTTTTTAATACCAATTTATGTAAATTGGTTACTTTTTTGGCAACGGCAATAAAAAAAATATATATCTTGCGAAGAGTGGGATTTGAACCCACGCGGATTTACTCCATACCATCTTGAGTGGTACGCGCTAACCAGGCTACGCGATCCTCGCATAAAAATGGGACATAAAACCCATACACCACCGCAGGGGCTCGAACCCTGGACTCTGAGGTTAAAAGCCTCATGCTCTACCAGCTGAGCTACGGCGGTCGACGCCAACATATACTAAAATGTTTTAAATAACGTCAATTTTGTTAATTTATGTATTTTTAAATTCTTTACAACAAGCTTGTATAGCAAATAATAACATAGGCACCGATGTATTACTACGAAATATATATGTTTTGCCTGTAGAACGATCGTGACGTTGTGCTTCTACAGTAGAATCTGATGTTCGGTGTATACATGTTAATTCAATAAATATATTCAGTGGTAATACAGTATCATTTACACACACAAGTTTACCACTAACAGTCTCACATATCATAACTGTTAGACTTTGTTCGCCCATTGTTACTGTAATATAAATACGTTCATTTTGTCCTTTACGAACTTCCACAGCACTACTTTCATAAACTTCTACATCGCCTGGTATAAGGTCTACAAGGGGGGTGCCTGTGACTTCAATAGTAGTACTGTTAGATTTTTGTTCTGGACGTAATTCGTTGCGTAATTTTGACATAAAAAATTCACGGTCATCTATGATACGAGAGGATGTATCAAACCCCGCATCGGATAAAAATGCATTGATAGGTGAATCAGTTTCAATAGCGGCCATGGTTGCTGATGATAAATAATTGTTTGGGTTTAAGCCTTAATTTCATTATCGTAGACACGCTGTGCTACAGGAAATCCATTAAATTCGGTAGCTGTGACCGTTGTATAGGCACCCATATCTTCTATCTTAAGAACATCTCCAACTTCGACCTCTGGCATCACTATATCATCTCCTAAACAATCACCTGAATCACATGTACGTCCAAATACAATTGTAGGTTTCTTTGTTTCATTTTGTTTTAATTCACGAACACGTTGTAAAATAGGTTGTTGATGGTCAAACGGAATATTGCTAAAACTACCATAAACTGACTCATCAATTGTAATACGCCATGTTGGATCTGTCTTCTTCATTGGTGGTGGCCATACTGGTTTCTTACCAATGACGGTTGTGTATAAAGTATGTGTTGGAGCAGCAAAGAATCGACCTGGTTCCGCCATCCAATATATATGTTTCTTTCCAAAATACTGAATGCGTGCATTGTTTATTGATTTAGAAACATTTTCAAACATATTTTCATTTGGAACAAATCCACCACCAATATCTACAATATCAGTATTAAAACCATGTTTATATGCTATTTTTCCACCGATAGCACATGATTCTATTGCAGTTTCATACTGCTTCGCCGATTCACATTCACTTCCAACATGAAAGCTGAATCCAGTCATATTTAAGTTATAAGCTTTTGCGGCATCGTATATAGAATCAAGCCATTCTAACGGAGCACCAAACTTTTTACCAAACGGTTGCTTGGATCCACCATCCTTTACAAGCAACCGGATCAGCACTTGGCCTTTCCACATTCCCTCTGCTAATTTTTCCACCTCCTCCACTGAATCAACCACCGTTAAATCAATGCCACGTGCCTGTGATATTTTAATATCTTCAAGCTTTTTACACGGTTGTGCGTATATAATATTTTGTGGCTTTGTCAACGGTAAAACTTCATTAATTTCACGAAGACTGGCACAATCAAACCCCATATTCGGATGTAAATCTAACATCCATCTCATAAGAATTGGGTCATTGTTACACTTTACTGCGTAGTAAGGTGTAATGGCCGGAAGATATTTTTGCCATTGGCGAATTTGCTTAGCAAGAGCGGATTTTGAAACGACAAAATGTGAAAAGGCCAGTGTGCTTGATAAAGGGGATGTGTAAAAAATATTTTATAAGAAAGACGCAAACGTCAACTTTTGTATACTTGTCTTAAACTGCACCCGCGTTTTCAAGATTGGCTACAAAGTCATTTGCTGACGATGAAACCTTGTTATCTACTGCGGCAGTTGCAGCATTGTTATCGGCAATAGCCTTTGCTTCATCTACACTGGACTGCCATGTTAGACGAATGTTTACAACTAGGGCAACAAGTGTTGCTACAACAGCAAGACCCGTAAAGACACCAAGAATAGACCAACCAGCAACCGCTGTGCTTGGATCATTTACAGCTAGGGCTACACCAAGGATTTCCATACCGAGCCATACCAGGAAAATTAGAGAATAAAGTATAGTTAAACGTGGAGTTGCGGGCCAAGGCGAATTCATGATAATTGAATTCAGACAACAAGATAAATGATTATTATGAGAATTTATCTTATGTCAATTTTTATTGATTATAACATTACACTAGGTAATTCCAATTATAAATTTAAAGAATTCCATTTTTCATTCTCGGTAGTCTAAATGATTTCAAACATATATCCTAATAGACCGCAACGCATGTCTTACGCTGGCGCGGGCTTTATCCTGTTTACACATGATCTTCAATCTGTACTATTAGTTCTTGATTCCCGGTCCAAAAAATGGGGCTTTCCAAAAGGACATAGAGAACTAAAGGATGAAAATGATATTGCAACTGCTACACGAGAAACGTGGGAAGAAACTGGTCTTGTAAAAGAGGATTATATTATCTTCCCTGAATCCTTTAAAATTAACAAAGGCTCACAATCTTACATATTCCGTTACGCTATGATAAAACACACTGACCACAACAATCGTATTATTCATGGTCATAGTTATGAAATTGAAGATATGAGATGGGTGCCAGTTCGTAGTCTTATTGAGGCAAAACAAGTCTTAGATGGTAATAAATATTTACGTACATGGATTGAAGATATTCAGGGAAATCTAAGTAAAAAACCAGTACAATTATACAAGTTACTTTTGGAGCGTATTCAGCCACTTATTGAAGCCATGGGTGCGTCGAACATTGTAGCTAGTGCCTAATTTATCAATAGCAACTGTATGAGCAATACGTTCTTGTAGAGTTAATTGATTATAAAATCGTTGTACTTCAGGGTCATTGCTTGTAAGTAGATTCGCTGGTGTCATTGGTGTATTAGAAATTGTTGTAACTGTTTTCTGAGGTTCCTTTGCCTTAGAAAACAGTGCCTGAATATTTGTTTGTTTATGTTTGGACATATCTGTAACTCTAACAATGAATGCGAAGTATGTAAAATCAATTTTTGTATGAAACTAATAAGATGAGTTTGGATTCGTATATTCATACCGTATCAAAGACTGGTCGTCCATTTAGTGACTTTCATAAAGGCACAGTTGTTAAAGGAGCATCTGGTATGGCATTAACTAAAGGTTATTCATATGTATTGGAAGAAGAACCTGGAACAGGCTTTGCTGATAATTTTAAGCCTGTACTAACACCAGCTGAAATGCTATTTATGGGTGTATTTGAAGGCAAATACTTGAATGATTGTTACAAGGAATTTCCAAAAGAATGGTTTCTTATGGCTGCTGCGGCTGGAAAACTTGCTCCTGGAGTAAGCAGTCGTGATGTAAAATATAATTATTTTGGTGTTGATTCACGTCAGCCATTATCCGCCTGGAGAGAAAGAGGTTGGGTAGCAAGTCCTGGACGGCGAAAGGTGGGAGAATCAGGGCGCGACCTGCTGGCTGATAAAGTACATAATCCAGATGAACGAGGATGGTTTCAATGGTACTGTAGATACTATATGGGTCGCCGTATACCTGATTTGGACCATGTTCAAATAGGCCGATGGCGTTCCTTCATGAGACACGTAGGTGCTATTCGACATGGATGTAAGAAAGGAGATTTAACGTGTAGACGACGTGAACGTCAGGCATTGTTACAATGGGCCTATGATCCTTTTATATAGATATCTGAAAATATTGCTCTATACTAAAATGGGCATAAGTTTTTCTTTATTTCCGAATCACGGTCGTTCTAGCTCATGGGGTTATCCAACTCATACTTATTGGAGTAATCCTGGATACAGTGGTCCTACTACAATTATTTATGAAGAAGATCGCAATCGTCAGAACTATTCACCAAATAGACGTAATAATAATGGGTCATTAACACGTTCTAACAGAAATAATAATAATGGATCATTTACACAATCTAATAAAAATAATAACTATACACCCGATGTTAATAATACCGTAGCAAATACACAATATGATACATACAATTCAGGCTCTAATGGGTCATACTCTAGTGGTGGAAAACTTCGAAAAAATCATAAAACACGCAAAAATAAGCAAGGAAATCGTAAATAAAATTTCATATAATTATGTGTTCAAATGTAGAACTTGTGAACACAGTATGACCTACAATTCACAGAATTTTCCTAAAGAATTTCTAATTAATGATTTCTTTTCCTTTGTATACAAACAGTCAAAGGATTATACTATGGTCGAATCCTATCATGCACGTATATTTAATAACTGGTGTAAAACAGGAAATTATTGTAAACCATGCACAATTGAAAATATTTTAAACTATAGTATATTTGAAGGTGTAGAAATGGACGATGATATTATACCTAATTGTCCTAACTGTGACTCATATTATTACAAAGAATTTGAACATGCTAAGAAAAGAGCCGCTGAGATTCAGGCATTGTACGCTATAGGATTAAAACCAAAATACAAACCGACACCAATGACGATTGATAATATTCATGATATATGAATGAAATATGCTTAGGCACTCTTACATACATTACGCACAATATCGATCACCTCTTCATATTGAAGACCATTACCCTTATCAGCATTACGAAGAGCTTCCCATATTTTTGTCTCATGGGCAACGCATACAGAATAATGTATATCGTCTGGTATCATCCAGTCTTCAAGGCCAATATCAGAGTAGATTGGATTAATGTTACCGTCATCGTCTAAATAATTAAATACAACTTGCTTATTACACGTTTTGACATTATGACCTGGTTTTGTACATTTGGAACATGGCATTTGTATGACTGTATAATATACAATCATAAAAAATATCATTTTTTTAAATTTTTATTTTTTATTTTTCTAAGACAAGTTTTTTCCATGCTTGAATATTTTCAGGATTGTATATACTAAATCGCCATGTTAATTGCTTTGCATGTGCCTTATAAGCCTCCACATTAGCATCATGGTTCTTAACAATATGTTCAATTTGTGCGGCTGCTACATCAAAATCGTTAGCATCATAATAATAACCATATTCTTTGAAGCGTTTGACATTATGTACAACTGGAAATCCCATAGTTATCCATTCTAAGAAACTATAATTATATTCATTATTAACTTGATGCTGAATAATAATTGCGTTTTTAAAGGCAGGTGCTGCATTAATTATATGGGCTCGTGGCATAAGTTCAAGTTTATTATTCTTTATAATTTCTAGATTCGGTGCTATAGAATTTTGGAAATAAGCGTTATCTTTAAATTTTATACCATTCACAGCTATAATCTGACCTACTAATGATGGATATTTACGATAATATGCTTCCATAGCCATAATAGGAATTAATGCATTTTTTTGAAAACTGATATTGGGTTCCATCATAACAAATAGTCTAGGTGATAATGGTGATAATCCTGTACTATCATATACATGACCTAATTTTTCAATAAAAATAGGTTCCCATACATATGGTGCTACACGAGTTTTTCCACATAGTGCATTTACAGCACCGGCATAATCTGCGTGAATATCATAATGAGGAGATACCCATATTTCGTCAATTTCACCAGCCACATGATGACTAAAATTCACATTAGGATAAAATGTTACAGTTTCAATATCAATGTTTAAAATATTACCTAAATACAATTTACTAACTTTGGCACCCATAGAACGAAAGAACTTACGAATATTTGGATCGCAACTCATACCCATTTCTACATATGCCATAATACGAAAAGGCTGTTGTGAATAAGTCTTAAAATCAGTCATACGAAACTTATGATGAAGTTTAGCATCTTTATTGTTATCGTTATTATCTACAAAAAGCCACGGTTCTAGTCCTGCAATTTCTAACATTTTGTAAATCACATAAATATTTTGAAATAAACCATTAGCCCATATATGGTCATCCGAAATACGAACAGTAGTCAAAAATACTCGAGGCTTATCATTAGATTGTATAGATAATGTACTTGGATATGCCGGAGTAATAGGTTGATATTTATTACCGTCACCGGCATGAATAATGGGATATGAGGATGTAGTTGCCATTTACTCTAAACAATCTCAAAAAGTGATGCTTAAAACCGCAGCAAATTAGTTGTTACCATGGTTCGTCAACACTTTGTTTATCTTGAAAATGTATCAGGTATACATGCTAATCAACCTGTATGTGTATATGAAGGAAATAGTTTTATTGAACTCAAAGAAAAATTCTTAAATTATCTTCCTTTTATACCTCCATCGGATGCCTTATTTGACTTTTATAATAAACGTTATGGGTGTAGTAATAAAATACTATTGAACAATACTATAACGCTTGATACTATAGATGATATTTATGTGCGTGCTCGTGTTAAGAATTCATAAAGCCTATATAAGATGCTCAACGAGCTACTATTATTGACATCCGAAGTTGTACTTTCGGCATATCCTATGTTAATTAAACTTATAGATACGTCTATACTTTTTCAAACAGGATTACGTATGTTTGTTTACGCAGGATTAGCAGCTGTAGTCGCAATATTAACTGGTAGTCCATTAGCAGCAGACACATTACTATCCTCCGAATCTATTGCTACAGGTATGCTAAATTTATTACATGTTATTGTAAGTTATACTGCATTTGACCAATTAGCCGCTGGTAATGCTATGGCTTTGTTTTACACATATCCTGTATGGAACATTTTAGGAGCGTCTGCCTTATTTGGTGAATCTTTACAACTAGCCTCATTACCATGGATAGGTTTGGCACTTGCTGGTGCTATTGCATTATCACAACCAACTGCTACTAACTGGACATTTATAGGTATAGTATGTGCCTTATTAGCAGCTTTAACTGAAACTGGTATATATTTATGGTTTCGTATGAAAAAAGAAGGAGAAAGTGACCAACCATGGACGAAGATGATACAAATGTATGGTAGCTCAGGTGTTTTTTGGGGTATAGGTGTAATAATTGCTGCTATATTTGGATTATTAGCCAAAAATACATTTGCTATTAGTGCCGGTGGACTAGGTAGTATATTAGCATTTAATGCTCTTGTAGGATTTGTAGGATACGCATTGCGATTTTATCTTGTAAATAAAGTGAATACTATAACATTTAGTGCCTTATCATTCTTTGGCATTATATCAGCCTACATGTTTGGTTGGTTATTTACTAACGAGGTGCCAAGTATAATTCAGATTACGGGTGCGATTGCGATTATAATAGCAAATACCGTCCTTGTAAATAAGGAGACAGTATGACAAGCCGAAGTGGCGGATTACTTGAGCTCGTAGCTCGTGGTAAGAAAGATGTGTTTTTTACCGCGAACCCTGTTATTGCCTATGTACATAGTGTATATATGCGTGCTGCTCCATTTACAAAAGAAATATATACAACGAAGCCACGCAATATCCCGGAATGGGGAAAATGGGTAGATTTTGATATTGATCATCGTGGAGATATTGTAAGACAATTTTATTTAAGAGTTGACCTTCCTACATGGTTGCCGGTTGCTGCGGCGGCTGTAAATCCAACTGGTATTGTGACTGATTCAAGTGGAGTAACATATGGATGGACAAATAATATTGGATTTCAAATGATTCATAAATTACAAGTATTTGAAGACCAGATTCTTATACATGAATTATATGGTGAACAGTTGGAATGGAAATTAAGACAGTCTAACTCAATTGCGACAACTCTTGTATTAGCATCTCAAGTTGGTAATCGACCTGAAACTGCTTTAGGTATAGCTCGTTCTGCTACCTTTGGTCAATTACGTGTACCACTGCCAATTATTGGTTGGCAACACTTAGATGATCCTGGATTTCCTACAGTTGCTATGCGGTCACAGCGTTATAAAATACGTATTTGGCTACAACCGTTGTCATCACTCATTGTAGCGAGTGATCAACGTATATATCCTCAACCATGGGGTGGTATACCACTACGTGTACAAGCTTCTCAGCATGGACCAGTTGATACTACTATGATTACACTCAATAAATCTGTTATGAATAATCTTGGACTTTCATTGGAAACAACGCAATTATATCTACCTGCGGATGTAAATTTATACTTGAAATCAACTATACTTAGATTTCCATTTATGACCACGCAATTCCAACAGTATATTATTGAAGATAATACAATGACCGCTGCCTTTTTTTCGCCTGCTGGAACTGTAAATTATACTATGGCAATTGATTTCATAGGTTCTGTAAGTCGTTTATTTTTAGGATTTCGTACTGAAGCCAATACTCAGGCTGGCAATTTAACAAATCTGCGACCACCAGGACTTGGTTTAACAGCTACAAATCAAATAGATGCTATTGTGCCAAATTTTATTACATCTATGCGATTAAATATTGCGAATATTGACCGTATTAAATCATGGCCATATGCTATATTTCGTGAAGTAACATCTTACTGGAAAAATACTCGTATGGCCCTTGATTTAGTTGATGCAAATAAACCTGAAGAAATTTATACTGTAACATTTGGAGGATATGAAAGTGATAATCCAGCTGGAACATTAAATTTTACTCGAGCTACAAATCCTATTTTATATCTTATATTAAATGCTATACCTTATGATAAAAGAATAGTTAGTCGTAAAACATACGCATTATTATACGCAGAATCTTGGAATGTATTTGAAATTCAAGGTGGACGTGGTCGTTGTATGTTTGATGATTCATAATGAAAAAATTGACGATTAAATTCAGTTAAAAACTAACATTAATAATACATTTATATTTCCTACTTAATTTCAAACAATGTCATCAAATCCCTCAGTTTCTTCTAATAGTGCCGGTTGGACTACTGTGCGTGGTCCACAACATCATATTCCTACTATTCAATTTCCATCTCATGCTGCAAATGCGTTTAGTAAGTCAAAACCAACAAAATCAACTCAAGTTCACTTTTCAGAAACAGCTGCTCAAGCATTTTCTCGCCCTAAGTCTAGCAATGTATCACATAATAATGTAGGCTTTTCTGACTCGGCAAGTGCTGCATTTGGGGCAGGTAAGCAGACAAAATACGATGATATGCCATCAGCATTTACACATGGTGGTGGCAATCGTCGTGATGATGAATTTGATACACAAGCAGCGTCTGTATTTGGAAAGAAACGTATTCATAAAGGAATGTCGTCTATGTCAGATTCATCACGAACGCCCATTGTTGAAACACGTAATAATATGTTTTCAAATATGATTCAGGCTGCTTTGCCATCCACTTCGTCAAATGTTACACCAGTTGATTATAATAAAAGTGCTCTTCGCAAAGCCGAACCAACTCAGGAAGATATGTTTCCTGCTCTTGTATCTACATAAGCAACAAATGCCGCTTTACCTAAAAAATCGTTTGCTGAAGTTATTCGCCAACGTGCTGCTGCGGACGAAGAGGAATCTCGTCGTAAAAGGGCAGAATATGAAGCTGAACGTCTTCGTAAAGAACAAGAAGAAATTAGTTTACGTCCAGCTGTAAGAAATATGCCATTTTATCCTAATCGTAGTCAAAAATATGAGGAATATGAATACGATGAAGAAAAGGCTCCTGAAATCGGTGATCTAGACTATGTATCTCCTTATGAAGCTCGCCGCCGTGAACGATCACGTATTCCAGATGCCGAGGAAGATACATATATAGAAGAAGAAGAAGAAAAGGAAGAAGATACTGCGGATTAAATACATAAAAAAATATAATACTATCATCAAAGGATATAATGAGTTTAGAACAAATAATGAATTCGCCACCCTTTAATTTTTCAATTACACGACAACAATATCCCTTTGATATGTCCGGTGTAAAATATAAAAGTCGTTCAGAAGTTTTAAATTTACAACGAGCTTGGGAAACCTTTGAACGTGTTGAAAATTATAATAATATTGTATATCAACGATTATCAGTTGGATTACGAGACATAATGTATTATCAGTTTAATACACGAGAAGAACTTAACGATTATAAAACTGGTCAAACAAATCATATATTGCGTTATCCATGGTTACCATCTTCTACATTTGATTCAATTAGTTTACAATCAGTTCCATATATAAAACCGTTAAATAATCCACCAAATTATTCATTTGCTATGACACGAGGTGCATTATTTTCAACTGCTATGACATCTAGTGATTATTTAGCACATCAAGCAGATTTAACTATTTATACACATGTTAGTACTTATAATTCTTTACATACATATAAATATATATTTCCTAGCAATGAAGAAAAAATGGCATACCATCGAGCTGAACTAATGGTGTTGAGTGGACAAGCAGGTTCTACTGCGAATTTGAATAACTGAGTTTGCTTTTTCTATAAACGTTCCATCGAGAATCCATTTACGAACTCGAGCATTTAATAAAGGCTCAATTTCATAAGAACATACAATTTTATCCCATAGATCTAATTGACGCTGTTGAATCATAGCATTTAATTGGGCTGATGTTGTTTTGTCCATTACTAATTATTCATTTAAAAAGAAATAAATGCTCAATTTTTATTTATTATACACGCAATGATGACATAATTTCACGTATATTATCTACATATTTAACTCGAGCATTTGCTAAGCAACCATTTGTCTTTGAAATAAGGTGCTTATCTTCTTCTGGAATCTTTTCAAGTGTGCCTATATATGTTGGATTTTCCATATTATATGTATACACTTTTCCTGTAGAAGATTCAATTAAATATACAATACCTTGTACACTAGCACGAATTAATGTAGATGGAACAGGCGATATTGACGACATTGTTGTTGACAGTTTACTAAACAAACTACATACATCAATTTTAGTGCTTTATCCAAGAACACGTATACCTCTATTGCCCGGTCCCATAAATGGTAATGAATCCCATAATGGTGAAAAATCACAATCCGCAACTTGACTTATCAATAGAAAGATTATGATAATTAAAATAAAAAATTTACCAAATACACCTATATCAATATTTGGTATATTCATACGTAACCTCTTACATTATAATGTGAAAAAAATTGATACATCGGACATTATAATTTGGTATGTACCCTTATCTTAATTTTAATACTTTCCAATATGTCTGTTCCTTCTACTGAATTTCTTCTTTCCATTGCTCGTTATATTCTTGCAGCCAATGCTGTATATAATGCCCCAGATGATATTCTAACATGGGCAAATCCTATTGTAGCAGATGCCGACGCAAATGCTACAGCATCACCAACAAAGGTAAAACGTAAGGCTAAAACTACTAAGACTGATCCTCTTCTACTACCAGTTGATTGTGTACCTACACTTCCTGTACAAGCAGATGACCCACTTAAGAATCATAAGTATCGCCTACAATCAATTAATAATAGTCTTTGCCAAGCTCGTAAGCGTGGTGATGTTGTTCCTGGAACAAATCCTAAGGATGAAGGCTATGTAAAAAAGTTCTACATTGAGGCACAATGCTCAAAGCCACCAGTAACTGGTCAATCACTTTGTAAAACATGTGCCAAAATGGAGTCTGAAAAGAGTAAATGCTGGCAAGGTCGTCTAGACCAACCTCTTGCTTACAATGCCGATGTAGTTGGATGTGGTAACTTCTTTGCTTCGTATCCAACTGGACTTAAGAATGATCCAACAACGGCTCCACCAACGCCTGCTGTTCTAATTCATACGAAGAATGGTGCTAAGGCTAAAACTAAAGCTGTAATTGCGACTCCTACAAATACCATTACCGAAACTGTAGCAGTTACTGATATGACTGTGCCTGATGCTATGTGGGAAAAAATGTTCTATAGTGGCAAGCCTTATATTCGTAATCTAAAAACCCAAAAAATTTATGAAATTAATCAACATACATCTGTCATTGCTGATATGGCACGTAAGGATCGATGTGTAGGTAAGTGGGTTGCTGAAAGCGGAACAATTGATCCTTATGGAGTTGACGATGACGAAGACGATGAGTAAATTATATTGAATTATAACATTAAAAAATATAAAAAAATAAATACATTTTTTAACACTTTTATTTTTTGTATTTGTTTTATACTATAAAATTTATTATAGACTGTAATGTCATATTATTCTTAATCCTTCCGGCTACTTCTTACTCACTGTGTCTACACATGAATATTAAATTCTAAAGAGTTAAATTAGGAGGTTCATGGCTTTGAACAATACAAGAACAATTGATGTGGACAGATTGTTTGTCCGCGATATCCTATTCAAGGATTATGGTAACGCTCCTATCAGCACTGGTAAAATTCTTACAACTCGTGGTGATGGTGGTATTTTTTTCCAAGATGGTGGCTCAAGTATAGCATTAAGTACAGGAGGTATTACAACTTCATCAATTGCTATTGGCTCTAATATATTTAATGATTTGTCCTTTCAAAGTACAAATACTGGTAATTGTGCATGTTTAGATTATATCTCGTGTGGGACAGCTTCAACCTACAATAATTTACTAACATTCTATGATCCATATACTAGTACTTCTGTAGCATTTCAAAAAGAATATTTATATTCTCAATCAACATACAATAATTCTACATTTACGACACAGGGTCATGAATTTGCTTTAGGATTTTTTCATACATTAAGTAATGGCGATACAAGTAATACAAGTCCAGATGCTACATATGTGCCAATTATACAACAAATTGAAATTCTCAAACAAGTAAGTACATCTACTGGCACCGACAGTAATTATATTTTACAAAATATTGCTTATATCGACCGCATTTGTGCTATGAATGGTTTATCTATTAATGGACCAGTAAATGTAAGTAGTATACAAGGTGGTTATGGTAATTTTAGTTCATTTGCCATTGATAAAGCCTCTATAAGTAGTTTATCGGTAAGTTCAATAGACGGTTGGGGATTTAATGATTTAGCTACATCTACATTACTTGTAAGTACGTTATTAGCGAATAATTCACATATATCTTCTCTTGTAATTAGTACATTATATGGAGGCTGGGCAGACCTTTCATGTTTGACAGCAAGTTCAATTCAAACAAGTAATATTTTTGGTGAAATTGGAGTATTTAGCAGTTTGACAGCAAGTTCATTTAATATACAAACTATCATATCTACAACACTCACTGATGTTATTACTGTTAGCACATTATATGCTAATACTGGCTTTATAACAGATTTAACAATTAGTACACTTCACGGTGGTTGGGCAGACTTATCTTGTATAAATGTAAGTAGTATTCAGGGTAATTCAGGATCATTTAGTACATTTGCTATTGATACAGCATCTATTAGTAGTCTAAAAGTCAGTAGCATTGATGGATTTACATTTGATAATACTACCTTCCAAAATCTAGCAGTCTCCAGTTTGGTCTTTAGTACTATTTCAGGAGAGGTTGGAACTATTTCAGAGTTAACAATCAGTACACTCTATGGTGGCTGGGCTGACTTGTCTTGTATTACTGCTAGCAGTATTCAAGGTGGTTCTGGAGTGTTT